CCCGACGACGCATCGGGAAGGATCGCCGGAACGTCCGCTTTCTGCGCCGCAACCGGTACAGTAGCCGCTGATAATGCCGCTAGTAACGCAACACGAAACATGAGCCGCTCCTTATGGACGAAAGCTAGGACCAACGTACAGGTTGGCAAGAACGTCGCATGTCCGCAACTGGGCGTAAGCGGAATGGCTCGAATGGAGAGGATTAGCGGACGTTCCGCAAAGCCCGCCGGGACAGGAACTTAATGGTAAAACGACTAGCTAGCAGCGCGATTGGTGTGACCACCGCAAGCGCCGTCAGACTACCCATCAACACGGCACCCGGCGGAGCGTCGTCCGCCTCCATTGCAAGCACCCAATGTCCAAACGATACGCAGAGCAGAGCCGGTATGGTCAGCGTTCCTATCGCCATCGACAGGGAGTTACTCTTCGTAGCAGCGCGGCTAACGGCTGCTATCGTGCCCGCGATCAGGGAAACACCCAAGAAGATGCCAAAGAGGAAAAGTAGGCCAAAAAGCATCTGACCTTCATGCAGGCGCTGTCGAATGTCTGCAACTGGCCGACTGCTACCTTATCATACAGCCTGTAAGGTCGGTCCAGACCTACATCTTAGGCAACGCCTTACGGAAGTCGGACTTCGAAATGGGCGATCTGTTGATCCGCGTCGTCGCCGTTCCGCGCCGCGCGAGGTAGCCAGTGGCGATAGCCTCGAAGATCGCGCGCGTTGAATCTCCGCATGGCGATGTTTAGGGCTGCGCACGCGAAGAACGGCATATTTACGTGGAGACGATGAAATGGCGAAACATGTCCGTTTGCTGATCGTCATTGGGATCTTGACGAGGACGCTGGGTTCACCGTTGACCGCGAATGCCCAAACTTCGCTGCAATTCGATTGTGACGCACCGGTCGATCAATTTAGGACGGAAGCACAGATGGTGGCGCTGCCTATCACGGTTGTCGGCACGATCTCCCCACTCGCGATGGTATCGAAAGATTATGTTCCATCCGCCAGTGTAGCGATCGTCAGCGAGGATGATAAGAACGGTGTTGGATTTCAGGTAAGTGCTCCGGCAGACGATGCGCCGGAATTAGATGTCGATTATATCGAGACGCAACGCGGTATTCTTAAGGAGACACCTCAAGGTCGCGTACCCTCCGCTGGAGCAATCCCCTTTACTCTGTCCGTTTCGAAGCTAGGCGACGTCACGGTCACTGTCGGCACCATGATGTTCACCGCAAAGTTCGCGCCGGTTGCGCGTGTGAAGGTGGCCGCAACCTGCACTAGCGGTCATTTCAAATATGCCGGCAGCCTGTCAAATGCGAAGGCGGCGACCATATCCGGAACGCCGTAAAAGCCCGAACTGGCCGGAAGCGGAATGGCCGGGATTGGTGGTGTGCGGACCGACTGCTTTGAGCGGTAATGCCTAGTAAGCGGACGGTCTGCTTGCGATAGAAAGCCGACACCTACTTGCGGGAGCCACGGAATATCAGCCAATTTCCAGCAACTAAGATGGCAAATCCGAACGCCAGGCTAACCAGCATCGCCTGACTTTTAGCCGCGTGACACGGGTTGCCCGGCACAGGACCGATTAGGTCTTCGGCACAGTCGCCCAAGGCGCTGAAGCCCACAAGCACTAGCGTGATGGCCGAGGCAATGACGGTCCACGCTTCTGCGGCAAGAGTTCGCATTAAGCTAGCTCGCCTCCAGCCGAACAAGGCTACCGGCAAGCATGGCGCAAGCCAGATTAGCAAGACCCAAACTCCACTTTGCATGTGTCTTACTCGCTTGGGGTCATCGCACGACGCGTGAACCACATAGTAAGTAAGCTGAACGAACGACGGCTATCGGGCAAGCGCTCCGCGACAAGAATGGCGACATGTGGGCGGGAGCGGAATGGCCGCTTTGGTCAAGACGCGGGACGTCGGGTACGGCGTTCGAAACGCCAGGCAGGTGCGTCAATTTGGACCATCGGATGATCACCAGAAGGGCGGAGAAAACCGCAATTTTCCAAGGGGTCGTTTGAGATTTGGGCCGCACCCAAAAGAGATCTAAAAGATCCGCAAGCGAGGCAAGGCGAGGCAAGGCAAGGCGAGGCAAGGCAAGGTTCTCACAGGCATTCGGGGTGCAGCGGTCAGACTTGGCGGACAAGCTGCTCTAAAGCTAAGGGTGCGTCAGGACAGATCCGCGCGTTAGAGCGATTGCCGATGATCGCTGGGGGCCATTGGCCGCAGGCGAACGGCAAGGCTGATGACGAATGGCCAGAAGAACGTGTTGCCGAGGTCAGAAACCGTATCCGCCCAGCGCATGCCATAATCCAGGTAATCCATCGTCTCATTGGCAAGCTCGGCCACGATGACAAATGCGAGCGGAATAAAGGTGCCCAGCGACCGACGGCTAACAAGCCTAACGACCATCAGGATGGTCAGACCGGCGTGAATGTGAAGAATCGCGTCCGGAAGCCCGGTTCCGTCTCCAATCCATAGAATCATCGAGTGGTATCGCTGTGGCAGGTTCATTCGGGCCGCATGCGTGAACGGCCCGTGCGGCACAAGGCATGGTTGCCTAGGTCACCCACTCTCGGCGTCGAACCGTGCTCGGACGGCATCGTACCGCTGCATCGGATCATACCGCTGTACCGGCGGTACCTGTCTACGCATCCGATTCAACGGATTAAAACCCGAAACTAATCCCCAAATTAATCGCCGCACGACCGAACCTCCCGACCGTTTGTCATACCAGTGAAATATAGAAACGATCGGTCAATTTCGGGTGCAGATTCCTAAATAGGTACACAAGCATGCGTTCGTTTTAGGTGCGGGTCGTCGAGCCTAGCGGGTTCGCACGCGCAGTGCGCGCTCGGGCGTCCAGCGCCGCTATCTCGGCCACCAACCGGGGCAATATTCGAAGTCCCGAACAACCAATCTGTAGACATTTGCGTGCGGATCAATGCCAGTCGTCCCTGATTGCCGGTCGTAAGAGACGGCAATCTGGGACGAATCTGGTCAACTGCCGCCCGACGAGTAATAAGCCTAGATGCTAACGTTCGACACGATCAGCTCGCCCGCGCGCTGCGCGGCGCCGGCCCCGACCGTGTACGTCGTCTCGGCCGTCGCGACATGAAACCGCGCAAACGTCGCCCGCGCGCCCGGTGTGTCGTTGATCGACAGGATGAAGCGCCCTTTGATCCCCGCCAGCTGGTCAGCGAGCTGGTCGAAGTCGGCGCGGCCAAACACGTCCTGGCCGTAATCCGTCTCGCACCCCCAATAGGGCGGATCGAGATAGAACAGCATGCCGGCGCGGTCATAGCGGCGGATGAAGTCGGCATAGCCGAGCTGCTCGATCACGACGCCGGCGAGGCGCTCGTGGATGTCCGCGAGCAGCGGCTCCAGCTTGGTGACGTTGAACCGCGCGCCCTGCGTCTTGTCGACGCCGAAGTGCCGACCGTTGACCTTGCCCCCAAACGCCAGGCGCTGAAGGTAGAGGAAGCGACAGGCGCGTTCGAGGTCGGTCAGCATTTCGGGCGGCGTCGCCTTCAGCCGTTCGAACTCGGCGCGTGACGCGACGCGGAAGCGCAGCATGTCGATCATGTAGGGGTAGTGACGCTGCAGCACGCGGAAGGACGTCACGACGTCACCGGACACGTCGTTGATGACCTCGACCTTCGGCCGCGATCGGCGGCGCAGGAAGATGCCGCCCATGCCGACGAACGGCTCGGCATAGCCGTCATGGTCGACGCGCTCGATCATCGCGACCAGGCGCGACGCCAGATTGCGCTTCCCGCCGATATAGCCCGCTGCGGGTGCGACGGGCCGGACGGAATCAAGGGTGTACATGTTGGATTTCCTCGCCTTGTAGAGATCCCGCCCGCGCAGATCGCGCGGGTGCGGGACGGCCGATGGCCGTTGGTCGTGGCGAGATAGATCCTCGTCGGTGTGCCGGGCTGGACCCCGGCATCCCCCGCCCGGCTATGCCGGACGCAGAACTATGGCGCGGTCGCGTGCGCCTGACGCGGCGCGAAGGCGACCGCCTCGACGCCGATCTGGGCGTTCATGTCGAGCAGCCGCGCCTGGATGGGCTCGATCTCCAGCTCGAAGAACATGTCGACCGCCTCGCTCGGCTTGCCGAGGCTGGAGCCCTGCGCCGGCACGATCCCGAGCAGCGCGGGCGGCACGCGGTGTGCGGCCAGCACGTCGTCGCGGGTCGCGTTCTTGATGCCGGTGAACTCGTCATTCGCGCCGACCTGCGCGATCGGCAGGATCTTGATCCCGCCATCCTTGCCGCCCGGCTGGTGGACAAACAGGTTCTTGAAATTGCCGGGCCCCTTCGACTGCTTCAGCGCGGTGCGGATCGCCTGCACGTCGCCGTCGGAGAATTCTCCGGTCGCGTGCAGGATGAAGCCCGCATGGCTGCCGTTGAGGTAGTATTTGCGGCGGAACAGCGTCGCCGCCTCGTTCAGCAGCGCGGATTGCAGCGCCGACAGATATTCCGGCACGCCGTACAGCTCCTGGTTGATGTCGGGCTGCATGATCTGGATGACGCTGTTCGGCCGGAACTCGGTCTCGATCGCCCCGCCTGGTGCGAAGAAATAGCGGCCTTCCTCGACACCGCGGCGCGTGAACTTGGCGAGCGCATGGTCGAGGCGGAGCAGATCGCCCAGCACGCTGCGCCGCTGTTCGACGAAGCCGAAGCCGAAGATCAGATAATCTTGCACCAGCTTTTCGAACGTCGCGCGCGACAGCCAGACGGTCGGCATGAACGACCGCACCAGCAGGTTGCGTTTCAGCAGAATCGCCGAGCTGTGATGCGGGCTCGCGCGGAACGACCGCGCCAGACCCTCGACACTGATCGGCGGTTCGTACCAGCGGCCATTGTGCCAGCATTGCAGTAGGTCGAGCACCTCACGCCGGCTGTTGACCGGTTCGGGATCGCCGAAGGTGAAGGCCTCGACCGCGGTCGCCGGTGCCTGTGCCATGGCGATCGCGCCGACGCGACCGGTGTCAGTGCGGCCCATGCGGCGCGCGCGTCCTTTGCCCATTACAGGATCTCCATGGTGGCCTTCGGCTTTTCCTTGCCGTCGAGCGGTTCGTTGTTGAGCAGTTGCATCGTCGCCCAGGCCAGATCGGCGTGACCCTCGTCACCGCCGCGCCCCGCCTTGAAGGTAACGTTGCGCCCCGAGGTGGTCAGCGTCTTCTTGATCGAGACGAAGGAGGAGACGACGTCGAGCCAGCCAGCATCGAACAGCATCCGGCCGCGCGCGATGACGTGCTGCGCCTTCATGATCATCTGCGCCTTCACCTCGAGCGAATATTCGACCTTGGTGACGCCGCGCAGGCCGGCTTCGGGTTTGGCGAGCAGCTGATAGACGCCGGCGCCGACGCCGGTCGCGTCGATCGCGAGGAAGGTGCAGGTGTAGCGCGACAGCACGCCCTTGATGAAAGTCGCCTGTTCCTCAAAATCGAGTCCGCGCAGTTGGTGCTTCTCCAGCAACCGGAACGGCGCGCCCTGCTCGGCGGGCGGCGCCGCGATCACCAGCGCGGCATTGTCGCCGTCGACGCTGTTCTGCGGATCGTAGCTTGCCCAGACGATGCCGTTGCCGAACGGGCGCTCGGCGTCCGGATTATAGTCGGTCCATTCCTCGACGGTATCGACGCCGCATTTGACCAGGTCGTTGAACCGGAACGCGGACAGGCTGTCGTCGACGAAATCGCACAGAAACAGGTTCGCGAATTCGTCGGGCGCATATTCGTCCTCCAACTCCTCGATATCGAACAGGTCGCAGCCGGCTTCCTCGGCGTCGCGGATGTTGACGATGTGTCGCCATACGCGGTCGGGACCCTGCGCGCCGTCCTTCAGCGCGGCGTGGCTGACATCGATCTCGACCCGGTTTTCCTTGCGACGCCGCTTGTTGCGGCGCTCGCCGGTCCAATACGGATAAGCCGGATGCGCGATCGTCGACGGCGTCGAGAAATAGGTTTTGCGCCATTTCCGGTGCGTCGCCATGCCCGAGGCGACCTTGTTCAGTTCCTCGAAACTGTGGACCCAGAAGAACTCGTCGAAATAGAAATTGCCGTGACGTCCCTGCGCGGTGCGGAAATTCGTCCCGAGAAAATGCAGCTCGGCCGCGGCCTCTTCGGCCGGGCGCAGCTCGCTGGTGATCAGCGTCGGATCGCCGGCCAGGCTGACGCCGACCAGCTTGGCGAAGCTGACGATGTAGCTGCGGAACTGGTGCGCCTGCGCCTTCGACGCCGACAGGAAGATCTGGTTGCGGCCGGTCTCGATCGCGTCGATCAGCGCTTCGAACGCGAAATAATAGGTCGCGCCGATCTGTCGTGATTTGAGAATCATCCGCGTGCGGAACGTCAGCGCCGCGAACCATGCCTCCTGATAGCCATAGAGCTGGTCGAGGAAGATCGCCTTCAGCTCGGCCGCCTGGTCGGCGGTGAAGTGGTTCTTCTT